GATAGGTTTCATGAAGGTATCCATAGCCTTGTTACCAGCCTCGATGTCATCATGATAAGTTCTACCCTCAAACGACTTCTTACCAATGTCATAAACGCTTAGGCTAGGCATATCCCAGTGATCTCCTAGATGAACGATGACATCAGGTTTAATCTTAACAGCGTACTCACCTGCCCACGCTAAGTGATCGAATGAGTTGTTAGGCTTACACTGTGTGTCAGGAATTATCAAATGTCTCATTGGTTCCTTTCAGTAAATTAACAAAGTATTCAGCATCAATTACAGCAAGAGGCTTAGAATGATTCTGCTTAACAATGACAACAGGTTGTCTACCTTCAGGACAGTTGTCAGCAGCTTGCGAGTAGAAAGCATAGACAGCCATAGACTCTCTTGACTTACACTCTACTGATATGCCTAACTGATCTCCTACCTCTTGAGAGAACAGTATGTCCTCACCTCCAGCACCCATACTCGTAGACCTTACATCGTCTTTGGAAAAGGAAAATGCTCCAATGATTTGATCTCTGAACCACTGTTGGAGTTTTCTTCCTTTGGCTTTTGCGCTTTGGGTTTTAATGGCTTTCTCCTTATGTTTAAGAATTTATTCAAACGAACTCTTTTCATCTTAGTGATCCATCCTTTAGGGATGTGTAGCCTTGAGTTAGATTGTTCGTTAGACAAAGCAGCAGCAATACATATAGCTGAATCATCCTCTGACACAACAAACCCTACACTCAAAACAGGATGAATGTTAGGCTTAACATTGTCTTCCCAACCACAATCAGATAGAGCATCCCACCACTCTATGTAAACTATTTCTGGAAAGTCTTTAGTGTTCAAAGATTTCCAAAGTTTCTTAGTATCCATAACAACCTTTCTATTAGTATTGTTCATAAAGAGGTGGGTCCCAGATCTCATTCTCCTGTCTACGAATCCACAACAACCTGCCACGTTCAGTTATTGTATCTATGTCATTCTTATACTTTTTACAAACAGCGTCAAACATTTCGTTTTCAGAAAAACATTTCTCAAGAATCTTTTTAGCTTTAACTGGACCTATACCTTTAAGACCAGCAATGTTGTCAACTCGATCACCAGTAAGAAGTTGAATGTAGAAATTCTTAATGGCTTGAGCTTCGGTAACATAATACAAATCTTCTTTGACAAAGTTATAGTGCCATCCTCTAATCATGTCTAAGTCTTTATCAATGGTCATGACGCAACTAGAATCTTCTGGTAATGAATATGCTTTGATTCCGATAGCATCATCAGCCTCTTGACCTTCTTGGAGTTTAAAGCCCCACTTAGTAATAAGATACTCACGCAGAGAATCGTAATGGACTGGTCTTCTAGCCTCTTTACGATTCCCTTTGTAAGATTGCTCAGTAGCAATTTCTGATCTGTAGTTTTTCTTCCCTGTCAGATAGCCTTCATAAGAATCTATTCCTGTGACCTTAATCAACCTATCAACAAAATTACCCATCCGAGAAATAGCAAACTTTTCCTCATCAGGTTCATTAGAAGAGAAACCTATACGATAAGTCAGAATATCTCCGTCAATGAGTGCAGTTGCATTGTTCATTGACTTAGACAAATTACAATGACTCTTCAGCTACTGGATCAGAAGAAGGAACATACTCAATCAAGTCAGTTATGACTAACTTGTTGATGCCTGTTCCCACACCTGTCTTGCCCTTCCAGTTGTAGGCATACGGTTTAAGAGTAGCTATTGCTTTGGAGCCATTCTTAATCTTACAAGTGACTGGTGAACCATCAGACAACTCAGCCTTGATAGGATAGTTCTTAGACTTAGCTGTAACGTAAAAGCCTTTGTCATCTTTCTTCTTGACATTGACACCCATCGACTCAAGCTCATCGATAGCCTTTGTTGAGAGGTTACATAAGTCTACCTGATACTTACCACTCATCTCGTTAGGTGTGTCAAGAAAAGCCCACATAACATCTGCCTGAACTACTACTGGTTTTAGATTAGCCATATATTCCTTTTAGTGTGTTGTTGCCCAATTATCACCTGTTTTAAACTCACCATCGAGTGGACAACGTAGCCCCAAAGCGAGTCCTGCTTCCTGAATTGCCTGAACGCCTAAACGACCTACAGATTCAGCAAGTTCTTTTGTTGTCTCTATTTGCCATTCATCATGAACATTAGCGACAAAAGAGCCGTGTATTTTACCAGCTTTTAATTTAAAATGTAGTAATACTAAAGCCTTTTTCATAACTACAGCACCAGCTCCCTGAAGCAAAGTGTTAAGAGCAGCGTGCTGAGATCGAACAATTAAACGCCTTCCATCGAGGCTAGGAAGAGAACCTTTCTCAGCTATCCGATTAACTTTTTCTTTTAGCTTATGTAAAGCAGGTGTGTTAGCAAGAAAGCTATCAATTAACTTCTTACCTTCTTTCTCACCACCACCTACAATCTGACCTATCTTAGCTGGTCCTGCACCGTAAAGAAAAGCATAGATAAATGTCTTAGCCTGATCTCTGTTCGTTAGCCCTGCAGCCTTCATGTTAGCTGTGTGAATGTCACCGCTCAGTATCTCGTTAGTATAATCATCATCCTTCATATAGTGAGCTAACATCCTTAACTCAAGACCAGAAGCATCGATCCCTACCAGTAGATTACCGTCCTCTACTGTCCAACACTCTCTGCACTCTTTACCAAACGGATTACCTACCCTCGGAACCTGTGCAAGATTAGGACGGCTATGCGTCATCCGAGATGTCACAGCCCCATTCGTAATCACACGACAGTGAACTCTGTCGTTCCTGTCAGCGTAGTCAATCCACTTCTCAACCTGAGTAATTCTTTTTTGGAGAAGAAGATACTCAGAGATTAGTTTAGCCTCTGGTATATCTATGTTAGACAGAACCTTCTCATCGACAATGACAGAACCTTTTTCAGTGTGCTTGGTAGGTTTCCAACCCAGAGCCATGAGACGCTCTGCTATCTGTTTACGGCTACCTGCATTAAAGATTTCTATTTTATCTTTAAGTCTTTTACCTGTCTTCTCGCTAACACGCTCAGTTACAATAGGTCTGAAAACTGTTTGTAATTCTTCCTCAATTTCTGCCAGTCTTTTCCTCCAGTCTGTAAGAAGGAATAACGCTTTCTTAACATCGAGCTTGAATCCGTTATCTTCTTGCTGTTTGACAATGACAGCGACTTGATGCTCAAGAGTAGATGACTCACCCCAGTCCAGTAGATCTCTACTAAGATTCTCAAATAGTGTAGCGGTGACTTCAACATCTTGGATGCAGTATTCAACCATCTCATCACATAGCCCTCCATCGAAAGCAGTGAAGTCTCCTTTGTGCTTTCCTAACCGTAAGCCCCATGATTTTAGCGAGTGTCCTCCTTCGAGAACTGGGTTTAGTAGCCTTGACATTAATAATGTGTCTCGCAATTGGCTTGATTCTATATTCAAGTTCCAGTGCTTCTTTAACACTGGAGCATCGAATCCTACGATGTTGTGACCAATCAAGATATCGTTTGGTCTTAGATACTTTTGTAATTCGCTTGCTTGCGTCCATACTTTAGCCTCCTCTTTATTTGTTAAGTCTTTGGTGACAGCACACCAGATCTGGCTGATGTCGCTGTCGGTTTCTACATCAATAATTATGTTTCTCAAAAGTCCTCCAAGTCTGGTTCACCATCAACAGATTTGTACTCCTCAATGTAAATACCTCGATACTCATCTGGGTCATCACAACAATCATAGTATCGTTCTTTACAATAAGCCCAAGATCCTTTAGCTACGATCTTATTGTAGTGTTCTCCGCAGCCTCCGTAAACATTAGCCCAAACTAAATATTTTTTTCTCATAAAGCATTCTCGTCTTCTTCATCAAGACGTTGACACATCCTACCATACTTTAAATCGTAAAGTAATCGACCAGCAGGACCAACCTGACCAGAGTGCCTGTTCTTTAAAACCCTGACCTGTGTAGTATTGCGCTCAGTAAGGTCAGGATGCTGGCTAGAACGCTCTAAGCCGATAACAATGTCCGACAACTGAGCTATCGAGCCAGAGCCTCTAAGAGCTGATACAGAGACTTGTGCGCCATCCTCAAAGCCCTTACCCTCTGGGCGCTTCAAGTGAGACACCAAGAAAAGAGTGATTCCTGTCTCCTGAACAAGCATTCGGAGTTTAGTCATAATCTCGTCAATTGCTTTACGTTCATCGCTCGCTTCCTGCGCTGAAACCACTATCGAGACGTGATCGAGGTAAATGTATTTGCAATTCAAGGCACGAGCAAAGTACCTAACATTGTCCACAATCGTGTCGATTGAATTAGATCCGAAGTGGTCATAAAAATAGAACCTGTCATCCTTTAGCAAAGCATTATAAGCATCTGCTAATTCTTCATCAGAAACCTCAGTGTCTGGTAGATGTATTGGTTTGTTTAAGTGTAAAGACATCAGTGACCTTGCTGTTCTTGCTTTGTCTTCCTCAAGAAACATGATTCCAAAGTTGTCATCAGTTTGGTTAAAGATGCTGTAAGCAAGCTCTCGAATGAATTGAGATTTACCAAGCCCTGAACCAGCGGTCACAGTCACAAGCTCTGCTTCCCTGATACCCATTGTCATCTCATCTAATGCTTGGAACGGATATCGAACAAGAGACTTTGTTGGTCTTTTTAGAACCTCTTCTCGCAACGATGAGGAGCTTACAATTCCTTCAGGGACATGACGTTCTGCTCTCCACCAAGTCTCCATGAAGAGCTTGTCATCACCTCTGGACAGATAGTCACAAGCATCTTTGTAATCCGCTTGAGGCTTAAACACTTTAATTTTAGATCCGAGAACTTTGGTAATAGCCTCGACAGCAGCCTTACCTTGCTCATCGTTATCCATGAACACCACGATATTATCAAAGCTATCGAGCCACTTATAATACTTACGAACATCTGCTGAAGCACTGGCTGCACCATTCCTAATTGACACCACTGGAAATTTAGAACCAAGCATTTGAAATGCTGCACTACAATCGTGTTCACCCTCTACCAGAGTTACATACTTACCACCCTTAGCAAAGTGACTCATTCCGAATAACTGAGCATTAGACCAGTCACCTGTGGTGCTGAACTTTTTCTCAGTGATGCCACGTTTTTTGTAAGCAACAATTTTTCCATCACTATCGGTGTAAGGAAACCAGTAGTTTTGCCCGTCTGATTTCACACCAAAAAACTCCATCGTAGCTCTTGATATGCCACGCTCTGGAACTGATTTAAATATCGAATCTTCTGACGGATGGTTGAGAGTCTTAACCTCTTTCCAAGCTGATGTGCTGTTAGAAACTACTGACATATTTCTCCTTTTATGCTCACCTGAGTTTTTATCATTTATATGCACAACCTCACAAACATAACACTTTGTACCCCAATCGTAGACAGCAAGAGCATCTGACGATCCACAGTCTGGACAAGGTTGATGTGCCTTTAATTGAATTCCCATAACAAATCCTTTTTTATGTGCTAAAATTTACTACTTAGTTTAAGTTAATACTAATTATAATAATAATAATTAATACTAATTAACACTACTTAGTGTTCCTTCTGATCTCTCCTGAATTAGTTGATTCATTGTCAACAAGACAAATTGAGGTGAATAAATATCTAACAATTCTAAAAACTCAGAGATCACTGCATGAAAATGAGCCTCTTCCTCACTGTCTGCAAACTGCTGACCATCGTCATGTCCATCTTGATCGTAAAATTCATCATCCATAATTTTTCCTTAGGTTAAGTATCATAAGATGAGATATCAGGTATCCCATCAATGTCAAAATCAGTATCGTACAACTCTTCATATTCAAGACCTGTTATTTCATCTGCTGCTTCCATCAGATCCAATCTTTCAAGAACCATTCCTGACTTATCAGACGATTCAAAGCAATGATTACAAAGGTCTATGTATTCTCTTTTGTAATGCTTCTTACCTTCAGTAATATCAGTGGTTTCAACTGACTTTCTGCTTGCTTCAAAATCAGAGAGCAATGCGTCACAAGCGCGGCATTTCATCTTTTTTTACCTCTGGTTAGTTGGTCAACAATACTTTCTGATTTGATTGTACCATCTTTAACGTCATCGACCAACTCTCTTTTAGCACCATCACCTTCTTTGAAGACAACGGTTTTTCTTGTTAGTTTTTTACCTTCGTAAAATTCATCTGAGTCTGTTCGACCAGCCTCGTACTGTGCTACCAGTTCTTCTTGAGACTGGACCAGTTTGTAAACACGACCATCGATAACCATTCTAGGTCTTCTTGCTAAGTTAAAAAAAGCGTCTTCCTGACCGCACTGAAATGGTGTTTTATTTTTCATTAGTAGTTTTCCTCATCATAGTATTCGTTATCATCAAAAAAATAGTTGAGTTTTTGACCGTATTCCCAACCTTTATCATATTCTATACGCTCTTGCTCATTCCAGCAAGCCCTATCTCGATTATATCTTCGATAGTGACAATCACACTTACCCTGCTCATAAGGTGTTTTAAACTTCATGACAACGCTCCTAACCACATCCAGACAAGGATGCCAACATGAGCTGCTGCTAACAAACATAAAAACAAGATCATTCCACCGTTATTCATGTGATCTCCTCATCGTTAATTGTGGTGGTTCTACGAACTATTGTGTAAACCGCAGAGTCCAAAACATTTTTGTAACTCTTGGCTTCATGAAGATCCTCAAAGAACATCACAGCTTCGTGATGTCCTTCCGAGGTGTTTGCAATGATGACGTACTCTACGTCTTTGTACTGAGAGTTCAAGACATTTCCTCCTCGATAAATTTTTCATACTGTTCTTCAGACTGATACTTAACACCTGCGCTAGAAATGTATTTACCTGCTCTCTCCCATTTAGCAAACTCTATTGCTTCTTCTTTGGCTTGCTCTGGTTCAAAACCTCTAGAGATGACATACCAGTCACCACGCTCTCTTGGATACTTCTTACCATCCAAAGTTACTTGAAAGTAGTAACCATCCCAGCTTGTTTCTGATTTAACTTTAGTCATTTATTTTCTCCTTG